CCCTAAGGCACACTTGGGCATAGTTTTTATCGAAAAACTACGCGTGCGAGATCGCACAAAGAGGTTCGGAACGCCGAACTTAATATGCTTCAACCGGTTTTTAAGCCAACGTAAAATAAATCACGTCGTCAAAAAAACAGACTAATCCACACATAAGCCCGGACTAATATCTTAGTCCTCTCCGACAAGTCTACCAAATCGGATCAATTTATCGTTGCCATCAGTGCACAACCTCATGATCCGCCCTCCTTTGGTCTGGAGTTACTCCTCGCACCCGAGAACTCAGTTAAGAGCTACCGAGCACGATCTACTATGGTACCGGGTCTCGACCCCTCCCCAGAACCCTCTCCCCTTTTTTTTTTTTTTTCTTTCGAACCGTCAGAATCCCTCAAAGGGTTATCCTCCCATGGCTCGAATCCCATCATCCTAAGCAAACAAGTTAAGCCGCTTCTGCTATGCCCGAACCCAGGGTAAACCCCCGGGACCTAAGGGAACTAACCTCAAGATTACCGAACACCGAAGAGCCCCACATTCAAGTGACGACTCGGTCCTTGTATGCCATCATCAGACAATCGGTCACCAACAATTAATTCAAATTAAGATATTCCTCCCCCGTAAGGTTCGGATTGCCATCTAAGCCTGCAATTAAGCGAGACTCTCCTAGGAGCAAACCCTAAGATTCACATTTACTATAATCGTCGATTTCCTCGAGATCCGATTTGTTCGGATTTCCAATCGTTCGGGACCTGGAAAGTTACATATATACAGGCCTTCGCTTGAGATCATCGTTACAACTGGCTGGTTCCGTACCACAACCAGAAACTAACTCTCGCGATTCACACTCGACAATTCGTGGGAGAAGCCCTACCAAATGTCTCGTATTAGGTCTTTTTTCATCTAGGGGATCGCAAATCCCATAGAATCCCGTATACATGCTATCGTCGGCTTGTTCTAATCGAACCATTTTTTTTTTATCTTTCCAAACAAGCCTACGATACTGTTTCTCACGTGGAGGTTCTTCGGAATTAATATCCCTCCAAACCTCGAATTGTCTCTGAATTCGAACAGACGCAGAACCTATTTGGGCATTCTCCCCCAAACCATAAGTTCCGATACTGTCCAAACGGAAACCATACTCTGACGGTAAAACTCCGCGATCGTAATCGCCTCGAAGGAGTTTTTTCCTATCTATGCGGTATTTATTTTTTTTTTTTCTTTTATTACCCCTCTTGCTTGAAGGGCAGAACCGCACGACGTCTTCCGCCTCGTACTCTACGTAGTTTCCGGACAATCTCGCACGTGAAGACAACTTATTTTTTTCGGCAACATTTCTTCCCTGTGAGTCTTCGATCCTCTTAGATGGTTTCTTAAATTTTTGGTCCCATCTGATCCCCACAGAGTCAATAGTCGACCGGCTCGGTGAATTGGACACCTCCCACATCATGCCAGGAGGGCAACCGAATCCATTGTCCACAGGTACCAAAGGAATCTTCTTCATCGGAAGTTGACGAACCCTAGTTTCCCATTTAAGAAAACCAAGATCTGCTAACTCTCCGACGGTGAGCCGTACCCCCATACCGAAGGGTATTGGCCTCGTAATAGAAATATCTGCTTCTTCGAACATACGGAAGTAACTCTTATGATACTTCACGTACTCGTTTACCGCTTCTTTCCTATACGGTGTACCTTCGAAAGGGTACAAAAAATCCTTCATCACCTGACCCAATTGCAATACGGCTGTATTGGCCAATTCGCCAAGTCGTGCGACGGGAAGTAATTCAATTTTTCCCTCGCCGATCCAAAAATAAGTTGAGTTTATTGAAGAGAAGAAAGGGTGCTTAAAAGTCTTCCCCGAAGATAATTTCAAACCCACTGATAGAACTCCATCTGACCACTTGCGATACTGATGTGGTTTCAGACGTGCTAGGATATCGTCACCATTTATTTTTACGGGAGGTTTCTCTGGATGGAGAAAATACCTATAGGCCACGTAATTCTGTAAACACAAAAGGGGAAAGGATAACAGTGATCCCATAAGTTGTCCACGCTTTTGTGTATGGTGTATCCCACTACTGGACACGATCGTTGTCCTAAGAGATCTAATAGCAAATTTCATCATCTCTGGGTTTATCTTTAATCCGTTTGTGATTTGATTGTAACGCTCCATAAACCGACGTAATAACCTTTCGGCCACTACAATTGTCAGGTTATCGGTAGCTGACTCATAATCACCGGAAACCATCAGGTCATCATCTTCACGACCTTGAAGGAGAACATTCAACTTTTTCGCCGAAGGAGTCCCTCGTAACAACCATTCCTGTCTACTAAGAACATCGTATAATAAATTATGTAATGGACTTAGGGTCTGATGCAGGATATCGTTAATGGTAACCCCCCTCGCTTTGCCCTTAGAAATAACAAGCGTGTAGTTCACGATTGGATTCACAAAGTTTTCACTTCCACCTTCGATTTCATCAAAGATATTTTTATCGAAGTAAAAACCGGTGAACCACTCCCTCCCAAAATCCGAGAATTTGGAGGTACCGCCTACAGACCTGCTACTTCCTTGACACGAACCCAAG